ACATGTTCCCGAAGCCTGCCGCCGCCTCGAGCGCCGCGGCCTTCGAGAGGCCCGCCGCCTGAGCGGCCCCGGAGGCCCACGACTCGACCGCGTCGGCGTTCGCCCCGAAGATCGTCTGCGACTTCGACAACGTCTCGTTCAGATCCGAGGCGCCAGAGATCGCGCCGCCGAGGAAGTCGCCGACGATCTTCGCGCCGCCGATCGCCGCGAAGCCGCCAACGATGCCGCCGAAGATCGAGCGCCCGATCCCCTGGCCGGACTGCGCGACGGCGCCCCGGCTGTTGTCGAGATCCTTCGCGATCTCTTTGCCGACGCCCTTCGCGTCCGCGTCGATGACGACGACGCCCTCGGCTACTACCTGACCGGCCACGGATTACCCCTCCTCTTCCGGCTTGACATGCTCGACCCATTCCGAGACGTCGGCTAGGACCGCCGCCTCCGGCGCCTGCGTCGCGCCGCCCCTGCCCGTGCTCTGCGTCCCGCTGCCGACGTGCTCTTCACGGTAGCGTCGCTCAGCGATCACAGCGGCGCGTACGCCGCTGTAGGCCGTCAAGCGCTGTGCGAGGGAGAAGTAGCGCGGGCCGTCGACCTTGTCGACGTCGTCGATCCGATGGAACGCCGAAAGATCCGAGGCGACGTCCGCCTCGGCTTCCTCTTCGACAATCCACATGATCTGTTCTGCCCTCGCTCGGAATAGGTCGGTCAGACTTTTGGGCCGGCGTCAAGTCCGCCCATCGCGGCCGTCTGGATGCGCTCAGCGATCTGGCGGAGAAGGACGACGGACTCGCGGGGGTGCTTCTCTTCGTACGTGATGAGATCTTCGGCGAGCGCGTTGTAGCCTTCCTCGCCGACCGCCGTCTCGATCAGCCACGAGGACGCGGCGTCGCCGATCTGTCGGGCGAGCTTGAGGTAGCGGAGCGCGAAGCCGGGGTTCGGCTTCGCGGGCATCGTGTAGGTGATGAGCTCGGAGTCGTCGGTGGGGTTGCCGTCGTCGTCGAAGACGGGGCGGCGGACGGAGAAGACGGGGAGGCGCTCTTCGCTCGTCGCCCATGCTTCCGCGGCCCCGGCGACGTGTTCGAGGGTGGCGATCGGTTCGGTTCGCTTCGTCATTTCGTGACTCTCTTTCGGGGGTTGTGTTCGAGGGTGGCGCGCCGCCGGCGACGAGTGTGGGGCCGCCGGCGGCGCGGATCGGTTAGGACGTCGCGTCCTCGATCTTGAGCGGCTTGATCACCGTCGAAACCCAATGCAGCTTCCACGTGACCGGGACGACGGTCTGATCGTCCTTCTTGTAGCCGACGCCGACGGCGTCCGTCGAGAGCGTCTTCCGCACGATGATGCGCCGACGGAACCCGCCGGGCGCGATGCCGTCGATCAGGATCGCGGAATACGCCGGCTTGAACGCGGCGAGGCCGTCGTCGAGCTCGAGGACGTTCGCCACGGGGGCGGTGTTCGCGGTCGCCTGCGCGATGTTCTGCAGCGTCGCCTCGGCCAGGGTCGTCTTCGTCGTGACCTCGCGCCCGGTGCGGCGCGACTCGATGATGTCGACGATCTGGTCGACGGTCAGCGTTGCGAACTCGCTCGAGATGTTGAGCTCGAGGCCGCCCTTCGTGCCGCCCACGTCGACCCACGCGGCTGCCGGAGCCGTCGCGATCGTCGCCGGTTCGGGGGTTCCGAAGGGTGCGACGTAGACCGTCGCGGGACCCTGAATGAGGTTCGTCGAGGTAACGGGCACGTCGTCACTCTCCCTTCTTGCCGGCGGCGCCGGACTGCTCGTCGGCCTTCGACGTCTCCGCCTCGGCCTTCCACTCGTGCTTCCCGTGCTCGCCGGACTCGGACGAGTGCACGAGGCCCTGTCGCGAGAGATCGGTGAGCGTGACGTCGTCCACTTCGAGGACTTCGCCGGGAGTGATCGTCGTACGGATCTTGTGTCCCACGGCGTCATCCTTCCTGTCGGTTGTGTCGGTTACGGGGGTCATGCGCGTGCCCATTCGAGCACGAGATCGAGGGAGATCCGAGCGAAGCCGCTCGGATCGTCGGTCATTTCGTACGGCTCCGTCACGACGTAGGCCGAGAGGACGACGGCGCCGGCGTAGTTCGCCGGCATGGCGACCGGCTTTCCGTACTGCGCGCCGTCTTCGGTCGCGACGCGAACGAGCTCGGCGAGGCGCGCGGCCTTGTTCACAGGCGGCTTGACGCCGTCGGGCGAGTGCGCCCATGCGTCGACCTGCACGAGCGGCCGGCGGATCGGCACGTCGACGTCGGGCGTTCCGGTGACGACCGTCGCCTGCACGAAGCCGAGGTCGGCCCACGTCGAGAGATCGCGAGGGAGCCGTGTCGCGACCATGCCGGGCGCGAGGCCGGCGACGCGCTGTCCGAGCCATGCGACTGCCACGAGGGCGTTCGTCGGGTAGTAGGGTCCGGTGGGGACGGGGCTCATGCGCCGGCCCCTCTCGCGCGGAGCCGCGTCCGGCGGCTCGTGATCGTCCGCACGCCGTGGCGGCGGATGCCGGCGCCACGATAGTTCAGGTCGCCGGCCCGAGACTGCGCGAGCGCGGGGCGGGCGAACGGCTGCGCGCGCATCTTCGACGTTCCGCGCTCGACCTCGAGTCCGTAGTCGACCTTGTCATTGCCGAAGCCGACGGTCGTCGTCACGCGGGAGCCCTTGCGCTCCGTCTCCGTAGAGATCGTGTCGTGAAGCGCCCAGGTCCGCTTCGGGACGAGTCGCTGCATCCGGGAGCCTACGGCCTGCCCGAGCGCTTCCATATGGGGGAGCACCTGCCGCGCGATCTCGTCGCCGTCAGTGGCTCGCGTAATGCGTATGCGCGTCGTCATTGCTCCACCCCCTTTACGGGCTAGTGTCTGATAGGCTGAACCGTTTACGGGTTCGTGCGCCTGAGTCTCATCGTAACGGACGAGCGGCCGGAAAACCCGCGCGCCGTGCGCCGAACATTGTCGACGGCGTAGATTCGGCCGTCTCGGAGATCCTTGATCCGGTCTCCTTCGTCGACGGGGACGTCTGCGGCTGCGCGGCCGATGAGCTTCTGCACGCTGCGCCATGCGTTCGAGGCCGGGTCGAAATCGTGGCCGTCCTTCTCGATGATCGAGATCGGGAAGTCCTCGAAGCCGGGGACGGGCGCCGCGTTCGTGTCGACCTCGTCGCCGAGCCCGTCGGTCGTCGATCCTCGGAGAAGCGCGGCGCGAGTAGTGGCGACGATCACGAGCCGACAGGCTTCCACGCGAGCGAGTCGTCGTACTCCTCCGAGAGAATGTTCAGCGGCCCGCGCTGCGCGGCGCGATCCTTCGAGCGCGTAAGGCCGCGCCACGACAGGCGACGGATGCACTTCCGCGCGAGCGGGGCGAGCAGGTGCGCGTCGACGTTGCGGAAGTTCGCGGATTCGCCGTCCTGGCTCGCGCTCGTGACGTCAGCGCGCGAGAAGAAGTCAGGGTTGTCGAGCACGTAGGCGGCCTGGTAGCACGTCGCGAGCTTGAGCCAGTAGCGGTCGCGGCCGGAGATATCCGGCCGGTCGACGGACTCGATCAAGCCGACAAGCGGCTCGAGGGAGCGGACGGCGATCCCGCGCTCCTTCGCTGTGACCGTCTTCCCGGTGACCTCGTCGACGTCTGCGATTGTTGCCCACTGCGTGGCGGCCATGTCTGTCTCCCTCGATTGAGCGAGGGGCCGGCACCCCCCGAAGAATGCCGGCCCCTCGTCGTCGTCACGCTTATTCGGCGGACTTCTCGTCGGCGGGAGCCTTGTTCGGCTCGCCACCCTCGTCTGCGGGCGCGCCTGCCGTCTGGCCGGCCTCGCCCTGCTCGTCGGACGTGTCGGGGGTGTGCCCGTTCCCGTCCGTGTTCGCCGGCGCGTCCTCGCCCTGCAGCACGATCTCCGGGCCGCTCGGCTCGGAGATCCGCTCGGCGACCGCTACCGGGACTGCGTAGGTCAGAACCCACGAGATCCCGTTCGCGTGCTGCTTGATCGAGACGAGTCGAACGTCGCCGATCGGGCGCAGTCCCTGCGAGATCGCATACTGCCGCGTTGCCGCCTTGTTCGCGTCGTGATCGTAGCCGTTCTCCTCCGTCGGCTCCACGCCGGGAGGGAGAACGAACACCTTGACGTGCTCGTTCCCCTTCGCCTCTTCGGTGTGAATGTCGGCGGAGCGGCGGGCGATGATCTCGGCGTCGCTCAGAGGCTCGCCGGTGACCTCGTCGACCGTCGCGTCTTCCGTTGCTTCGCTCATCTGCCCGGCCCCTTACGCGCCGAGGAGCTCGAAGACCGCGTGGGCCTGCGGCATCGTGACGCCGGCGGCCTTGCGGGCGCGGACCTTGAGAATGTCCTCGTCCGTGAGCGCGGAGGTTCCGTCGCGGCCGGGGATCACCACGGACTCGAAGGGCTTCCGGTTGCCGACGATCGCGGCCGCCTTGTTCACGACGGCGAGAAGCGGGTTCCCGGTCGTGCCCTTGACGCCGCCGGCGCCGGCGACCTTCGTCTGCGCGGTGGCCGACACCTTCGCGCCGTTCGACCACTCGATCGGCAGGCCGAGGATCGTGTTCACGCTGCGTCCGCCGACCACGTCGTTCAGGAAGAGCGGGCGACCCTGGGTGTCCTTGAGGCCTCGGAGAAGCCGGCGGAACGTCGGGTGCGCGACGATCGAAACCTGCGACTCGTCGTAGTAGTCCGAGTCCTCGGCGATCGAGATGAGGTCGTTGAGCGCGTCGTACGTGAACGCGGCCACGAGCGCGGCGCGGTGGTTCGCGTTCGCGGCGTAGCCGGTCGCGTCGTCCTTGGTCGTCAGCGCCTTGTAGAGCGACGTGAACGGGACGGTCGTGCCGTTCTCCGCGGCGTTGACGCCGATCGCTGCGTTGTCGAACTTCTTCGCAAAGGACGAGCCGGCCGACGCCTTCTTGAGTGCGAGGTAGTCGGCGAGCTTCTTGTCCTCGACGTCCTCCTCTGCGATGCGGAGCGCCTTGCCGAACTTGCGCGCGCGGATCGAGATCACGTCGGCGTCGCTCGTCTCTTCGCCGTACGCGCCGCCCTTCGGGATCACGTCGACGTCCATGTCCTCGATGCGAGGGATCTCGACGACGTTCGCCGTCATCGTGATCGAGCGCGCGACCTTCTCCCACGCAGAGGTGTGCGTGTAGGCCTTGACGACCGTGGAATCCTTGTCTTCGACGAGCCAGCCGGTCGCGTCGATATCGTTACGTGCCATTGCGGCATCATCCTTTCAGAATGAGGAGTGCCGCCGAAGCGTCGCCGGCCGAAGCCCGCATGGAACGTTATTCGCTCTTGCCGCGAGAATACCACGGCGGACAGACGAACGCCCCTCGCCGAGGGACGAGGGGCGTTCTAGCGTGTCGGCGGGGGAGGGCCGGCGCGCTGCGGGGAGTCTAGCGCCTGCCGCCTCCGGTCAGGAGGGCGGCCTGCCGTTCGCTCGCCGTGAGGGGCTTCTTCGGGCGCGCGCCCTCGCCGCCCCGGTCCGCGCCGCCGGCGACGGACTCGCGGCGCCGGCGCCCGGCGTGCTTCGCGAAGAAGGTCGGGTACTTCTTCTGAATGCGCTCGATCTCGTCGTCGAGGCCCTCCACCTCCCCGTCGTCGTCGAGGTCGAGGTCGTCGAGCTTGACGAAGCCGATCAGATCGGCGGCGACTTCGCGCGAGACGCCGGCGGCGACGAGCGCGGCCTTCGCTTCGCTGCGCTTGATCCGCGTGTCGGCCTCGGCCTTCGCCTCCGCCTTCGCGGCGTCGCGGATCGCGTCGAGATCGGGTGCCTCGTCGTCGCCCTTCGACTTGCCGGCCGGCTTCGGCTTGCGCGCGTCCTCGAGCTCGCGCTTAAGCTTGCGGATGCTCGCACGCTTCGACTTGACGGAGCCGCCAGCCTTCGTGAGGCGTTCCGTCGCCTTCTTGAGCTCGGCGCGGATCTCGGCTTCGGACAGGTCGGCGAACTCGTCGTCGTCGTCCTCGTCGTCCTCGTCGTCGTCGTCCTCGTCGTCCGAGTCGTCGTCCGAGTCTTCGTCGTCCTCGTCGTCGTCGCGCGACTTGCCGCCGCTCGCGCCCTTCGCGAAGGGCGACAAGAAGAAGGGGAGCGGTCGCTCGCCGGTCGTGATCCAGTCATGCATCTTGCCCACGGGTGTTGTCCTTTCGGGGGTTGTGGAGTAGGGACGCGATTACTTGGCGGGGACCGAGAGTCGGATCTCCGTCACGGCCGAGGCGATTGCGCGCTTCACGGCCGCTTCGATTGTCGCGGCATCGGCGTCGTCGTCGATCTCGCCGAGCTTCGCTGCAAGTGCGGCGGTGTCGACCTCGGCCAGGGGCGGCGGGTTGACCGCCGTCAGATAGCCGCGGACGATCGCGAGTTCGGCGCCGACCATCGTGTCGTTCGAGTTGTTCTTGAGCGCGCGCTGGATGAGCGTCAGGTGGTAGGGATTCTCGATGTGAGCGTGCCGACCCGTGATGCCGGAGACGAGATAGATCCCGCCGTCGGTCAGGGGGACGATGCTCGCCGCCCCGAAGGAGCGCTCGTTGAGCACGTCCCGCATTGCATCCTTGACCTCGTCCTTGGTTGCCATTTCGTCCCACTCTTTCGTTTCGGCGCCGGCGGGCGATCCGCTGGCGATCTGTCGTGCTCGGCTGACGATCCAGTCGAGGTCCATCGACGGGCCGGGACAGGCCGTCCCGGTCGCCTCCCCAGCCGGCGTCTCTCGGTGCCCGACTACGCCGGGCACTTCGACGACGTTCCCGTCGTCGACCTGTCCGCGCTGGATCGGGAAGCCGTAGCGCTGCGCGGCCCACGCGATGAGATGCGCGATCGCCTCGTGCGACTCGCGGGAGATTCCCCACGTCGGCGCGCCGCTCGTGTTCTGCGTCTCGCACGTCACGGCCTGGTGGTCAATCGTGCCGGTCGTCCACGCGCGGAAGCGGTCGGGTGGCACGATCTCGAAGACGGAGCCGTCGGCGTTGACCTGATAGTTGGGCGACACGCTGCGATCGTTCGACGACATGGAGCGCTTCCACGCGGACTCCGGATCCTGCGTGCCGGCGTAGTGATGCACGATGAAGAGGCGCACCTTGCCCTGACGATCGGAGCGATTCGGGGAGACGCCCGCGCGAGCGGCGCCGGGATATTCGGCCATGTGCGGCACTCTACCACTAGGGGCGGCCGCGAGTGCCGAACTCGCCGCGCTTCACGGCGCGGCGGGCGTAGGCGATGACGCTCTTCGGGGCGTCGACGCCGCGCGCGAGAAGTCGCTCGGCGGCCTCGACACGAACGCGCATCGGCTCGGACTCGAGCGAGAAGCCGCGGAGTACGGAGCGGTCGGCCTCGCGACGGAGGGCGTCGGCGTACTCGCGCGAGACGAGGGGTTCGAGCTCGCAGCGGCAGCGCGGATGCAACGGCGGAACGTCGACCGGGTCGGGGTGGTAGGACTTCGCGCCATATGTGAGGCCGCCGGGAAACGGCTTCCCCGGCTTCGAGATCCGACCGGAGTAGGCGAGGCATTCCACGCAGGCGTTCGTCTCGGCTACCCATACCGTCGACAGGCCGGCGGAGTCGGCGACGGCTGCTGTCCCCTTGTTGCCGGCGTGATTGACGAGCGTCGTCACGTCGCGCTGCAGCACGTTCGAGGCGGCGAACACGGGCGCGAGGACCGTCGCGACGTCGGCGCCGACGCGGGCGAGCTTCCGAGCCTTCGCGAGCTCGGCGCCGATCGCCTTCTCCGATGCGCGCGCGGCTGCTACGAGGGTCTTCGGTGGCGTGCCGGGGACGCCCTTCACGCGGCCCTCTCCGATCACCTTCTCCGCGTCGAGCACTCCGATATTCCACGCTGCGCCCACGGCGGCCGCGAGGTCGCGCCCGATCGACGGTGCGACGAGCGTCAGCACGCGCGCCCGGATCTCCGGCGACTCTTGCGCGAGCATCCGCCGGAGAAGGTCGACCGTGTCGAGGAAGGACGAGACGCGCGCGGCGCCGAGGATCTGTCGCTCGAGCCGCGCCAGCTGCTGCTCGGCGCTCACGACTACGCGGCCTCGCGGCGCGTGACGATTGCGGCCGTGGCGGGTCGTGTCTCAACTCCGGGCAGTGCGCCCTCGGCCGCGGCCGTCTCGACGTATCGGAAGACTTCGGGGATCATGGCGGCGATGCCGGCGGAGTCGATCGCGCCGAGCGTCTGCGCGTTGCCGAGGGCGGCGAGCGCCGTCGCGAGCATGGTCACGAGATCCGGCGAGAGGGCGGGGGCGTCGTCGGGATACCAGAGCGCGACCTGCGTGTCTGTATAGCCGGCCTCGAGGAGCGCCGTCCGGAGCGGCACACCGGCCTTGACCTTGAGCGCGACGAGCTCAAGGCCTTCCTTGTCCGTGCTCGTCTCGGAGGGATTGAACGCGATCTGGACGTCGGCCGAGATGCCGAGGACGCCGAGCACTGTGTCGGCGATCTCGCGGAAGAAGCCGGTCGCCTGCCGCTTGATCCGCGCGGCTGCCCGGTTCGATCGGCCCTCGGCTCGCCGCCGTGCCTCGCCGCTCGGCTGCTCGCCGTTCAGGTCGAACTCGAAGAGCGCGACGCCGCAAGCGACGGCCATGGCGCGGACGTACCACTCCATGTTCGCGAGGAAGGGGTCGGAGGTCGCGGCCTCATAGGTGCCCGTCTCCTTCACGCCGCGAAGGTACTCGACCGCGCCGGGGACGACGCGCGTTCGCCGGCCCGTTGTCGCGTCGCGGCGGCCGTCCGCCTTCGCTGGCAGAGTGTCGGGCCCGTCGGTTCCGAAGTCGTCGTCGATGTCGTCGTCGATCTCGGCGTTCGGGTCGACGAGCGCCCAGCGGGACGGGAGCCCCTGCGCCTCGACGTTCACGAGGTTGTTCGCGCTGATCTTCGTGATCGCGTCCTGCGGGCCGTAGGCCTTCCGATGCACGGGCACGCCGTACGGCTTGCCGCCGATCGCAAGGTGAGCGAGAAGCATCTTCCCGCCGTCGTGCTCGAGGTAGGCGTCTTCCGGCTCGCCGTCGGCAGAGTAGTCGAGCTCGAAGAGGTCGGCGTCGCTCACGTTCGCGCCCTCGGCGTACACCTTCACCGAGGCGTCGTCGTAGTACAGGATCGCCTTCGTGATCGGCTGATCCTTCGTGCCGGCGTCCCAGACGTGCACGCCGTAGAGCGGGAAGCGCCCCGTCTTCTTGTCGTAGACGCGGACCGTCGACAGGGGCGACAGGCCGACGGAGTCGATGTCCTCGACCGTGAACGAGCCGTCGACGTCGAGGCCTGTCGGGTCGGTCACGACGTAGTAGTCGCCGAACATGCACGCCTTGCGGATCCAGTCGACCGACTCGTCGTCGAGATCGTTCGCCTCGGCCCACGTCTCGAGCGCCTTCTTCGCTGCGGCACCCGTCCCGGTGATCGAGGCGAGCTCGACCTTGTCGGCGATGACGTCGACGGGGATATGCGCGAAGGATAGCGGCGCATCCTTCGCCTGTCGGATGATCGTCTCGGCGGCTCGGCTCGTCGCCTGCTCGGCTCGCGTGCCGTCGTACATCTCGCGGGCGAGCACGTAGTCGGGCGTCATCTTCGCGATCAGGCCAAGCCCGCGCTCGAGGTCGCGTCGGATATCTGCGAGATCTTCGGGTGCGTCGGCCATGCTCGCATCGTACCCTAGGCGGCGGCGCGGGAGGGTAGCACGACGCCGCCCCGACCCCCTCGCGAAGAGAGTCGGGGCGGCGTCCCCCAGTGTGTCGGCCACGTCCCCCCGCGTGACCAGTTACCGCCGCGGGCCTTCCCCCCGAAGGGCCGCGGCGAGATCTCGGATTACTTCTGGAACCACTCCTGATACTCGACGCCCGCGCCGAAGCCGCGGTCGAAGGCCTCCTCGATAGCTGCGGCCTGCTTGACGGTCAGAGTCTCGCAGGCGATCGCCGCGGCGTCGGCCTGTCCCGCGGCGGCCTGCGCTGCGGCGGTCACGCGATCCACCTCGGCGCGGGCGGCATCCGCTGCGGCGGCCTGCGTCGCACCGAAGATGAGGGAGGCCGCGACGAGGGCGAGGAGGGCGACGGCGGCGAGGGCCAGGGCGATGCGCTTCCGGTTCGTGTTCACGCTCACACTCTATCACCTATTGGCTGAGAGTCAAGCGTAAGCGACAGATGTCGACCCGACGGCGATCTTCGTCTTGTTGCCGCGATCAAGGAAGTACCGGACACCTGCGCCGACTGCGTCCACTAAATCATCGTGGGGCGCGCGCGGGAATGCAGCCATCTGCCCCTCCGCTTCGCGAAGTCCTGGCGCATGTTCTACGCGTCCGCGATTGTAATGATCCAAGGCCGAGGCGGCGCGCACATTCTTCGAGGCCGTGCCGGCGGGATACGGCTTGACCTTCACGGGCATGTCGTGGAGGATGCGGAGCCACAGGTCGCCGCCCTGGTTCGCTTCGACAATGACGATGACGGCGTGACCGCGCTCGATCGCGCGCTCGACGAAGCGGAGCACGGCGAGGCGGATGTCGTCGGGTCCGACCTTGATCGCGCGCGCCTCGTACACTGCGCACCGGTTGACGCTGCGCGCCCAGCCGACGGCGGCGATCGCGGTGAAGTCGCTCGAGGCGTTCGTCGTGACGGCCGGGTCGACGCTGATCACCTCGTGCGTGACCGCCGCGTTGAGCTCCGCCGTCAACGGGTGGAAGTCATCGAGCGTCCAGTAGTCGCCGTCCGCGCCGAGCGGCGATGAGAGGTAGTTCTTTGCGTACGAACGCGTGTGCTCGATCGACTCGAGGAACTCGAGCGACCACTTCTCCGGCCAGACCGACCGACGCGATCCGTCGTCGTTAGTCAGAATCGGCGCGTAGTAGTGGACGTTGAATCGCTCGTTCTCGACCCAGTCCTCGTCGACGGTCATAGCGCCACGGTCTCGACGTGAGAGGACCCGCAATCCAGGTTCCGCCCGGCCGCCGCCTCTTGCTCGTCATGATATTTCCGAAACTGGTCAATAATGGAGCCGCTCATGACCGTTGTCCCAACGATTGCGACATTAGCACGAAAATTCAAGGGGAGGATGTCGTCAAGAAGCGTCGTCAAGCGCTGCTCGGCCTGATACGCGCTATAGCTCCCCTCGCCCGGCTCAAGGTCGTCGCACACGATCAGGTCGGGCCTCGTGTCGTCGATCTTGAGCCCGAGGTTCCCCGTATCCGCGCCTCGCGCGACGAACGCGAACCTGCCCTCGGCGATGTACATGTCCTGAGAGTCGGCAAGTGGACGGCCGCGCCGCATCATCGGGCGCGTCAGTCCGGGGTAGTCCTCGCGCAGCAAGCGATTGCCGTCAAGCTCGCGCTTGAATGTCATGAGATGCGCCTGTGCCTGCCCCGCCGAGTTGGCGAACGCCGCGACGAATCTCGCGTGACCGTGAGCGGCGGCCCACATCGGAAGCGCCAAGAAGAACCACGTACTCTTCCCCATCGAGCGCGGGGCGATGATCGCGTCGCGTCGCGGCTCGCTGCTCGCCCACTGTCGCGCTATCTCGGCCCATGCGAGATGCACCTCGGAGAGGGTGACGCGCTGCGTCTCGGTATCCGTGAGGTGCCGGCGGAGGTAGACGAGGGCGAAGAGGGCCGGGTCGTCGCGCGTCATCTCGACGCGGAGCGCCGCCGCGG